TTCTTCATCCCCAGTATCTAGTTTATCGTCAGCCATATCTTGTATAAATGTTTCTACAATTTTTATTGCTTCTGATATAGATATTATTGTTTCACTCATCGCAAACCTCTTGAATTTTATTCCATGCTTTTTGAAGTTCTTTCTTCATTTTTTTGTCATCAGACCATTCCATTTCGCAAGTAATTAAATCATCTACGACAGCTATTGCTTTTTTAATTTTCATAATTTACCTCTTCGTTTCAATGCGACACGAATACGTTGTAAGTGTTGAGGGCTAAGCTTTCCTGCGTGTTTAATTTTAGTTTTTGTCATTTTCTAACCAACGTTCTATGCCGCCTTCAAATACTTCAGCAGTTACTCTTTGACTATTAAAATAATATTTATAGCCTTCTTCTGCTATGTTAGATGTTACTTCTCTAAAGTTTCCTACATCTTCTGCTAATAATTCTTTAATCATAAGATTTACTAAATTAACTAAATCTTTTCTAGTAATTAGTTTTTTAGTTTTATTGTTATGATAAATATTGTTTAGATGATTTCTTTCAGAGTCATTAAGCTCTATTGGTATATTTGTTTTCATACTGCACTCTCTGGATTCATTAATTTGTGTAAAGTGATGTGTTTCATCTGCTCGGGTGTAGCATTCTGAGCTACCCATTGAGGTGGATATTCTACTGAAGACATAGTTGAGTCTTCTGCTTTGCTTGTTATTGCACGAGTGTAAGCTTTAAATACATCTTCCATATAAGGTTTGTCTTGAGTAACAAACTTTTGGTAACAATCTACAGCATAACCGTACCAACGACTGCCAGTTTCTTTGTATTGATCAGGCATACATAAAGGTAAGTCTTCCAACACGGCGTGCCTACCTTGTTTTTCTTTTGGAATATTTACTGGTAGCTCTTGTAATGCATGTATTACAGGTACAGTTTTATGAGATTTAAGATTACCGTCTACTGAAAATCGCCATTTGTATTCTTCACAAAGTGTTAGCGCATGCATCCACAACCACCAATAGTTTAGTGCATCTTCTCGTACCCAAACACATGAAGGATGGTTTTCGTATGCTTTTTGATATAAACCTTTAGTATCTGCAATTGCATCACCGTCAAGCACGCGATGTGCAGTTGATAGCATTTGTGCAGATTCCACAATCATTTTTGGTATGAGTTTGTCTGGCAGTTCTAGTGCAGCTATTCTTGGATCTGAATTTACAGCAAAGATGTTCATAGTTTTACTCCTAGTAAGTTAAGTTTAAATATAGATTCTTTTGATACTGCAAACCAATTGTATGGTTTTACAGTATGTCCTTCGGCTTTAGCATCAACTACAGGTTTTTGAGCTTGTCTAAGCCAATCGCCTGTGCCATAACCATAATGTTTACCACTTTGTCGTAAGTAATGAATATTTCGTTCAAATAAATTACGCGGTGCATCAGGTATCACATGCATCCATTGGTCGTTGTAGTAACGATCAACAATAAGATTACCAGCACGCGGTGAAAAGCCAGTAACTTTACAACGAATATAACCCTGTTGATGTTCAGCGATAAACCAATCGCCTTCGTTAAATATTTGTTCTGGTTTTACGCCTTCAGGTAATTGTAACCAACTATAGCTTTTAGATTTAGTAGTGTAAAAAATATTACCTGTTACTTGATCTTCAACAGTCTTAGGGCCAAACAAGAAACCATTTCTTTGATACGGCACATTGTTTTGGTCACACCACCTTGAATTTTCATTGTTGTATCGATGTAGATTTTTCATGATTTTTTTCTCCATAATCATAAGTTTCAAGTAGCCTTGCTAAATACCACTGGGCTTTTCGCAAGTCTTCTTTTTGATTTTTATATTCGTAACGCCAAATATATTTAATAATGTTCCCCTTCAAGTAGCCTTGGAATTGTCGAGTGGTCATAGAGGCTTGAATAGCTTGTATGCACTCGATATCTCCAGTGTTGTAATGTGGGGGTTGATTTACATTATCCATAATTACTCCTTAATTGGTTCGTAACAGTTAGCTTGGTCTCTGACCCGCCTAAAATCATAAGTATAAACTTAAAGTTTCGTTGAGTACATCAACGCTTATCTTGCATCGATTCTTAGGAGACGTATACCCTTTCGGACCTCTAGGCGCACTAGGCTCCACAGGTGGTTGTATCAACTAACTGTTACGATATTTCTTTTTTAAGAAATTCCGATTGGACTCTTCGTATGCTTGAAAAGTAGGATAAACTTCCATGCCATAAGCACGGCGTTCAGTGCAATTCTTCTTATACATACGAAGAGCAAATTGTTTATATTCCGTAGTGTTCGCAAAAGGTTTCATACATCTCTCTAACTATTGGTATGTCTAAATCAAACATTGTATCAATAGTTGCAGGGCTAGGTACAGTACCAGTCCATGTTGAAACACCTGAACTTTTAGATTCAGCTTTTAGAAAGTCTTTAACTACTTCATAAAATATAAGATGCACAACATCATCTTTGTCTGCATCATCTTCAAGAATATAACGAAGTATCTCTGACTTTATAGCTTTCACAGAATACTTATCAAAGAATTGATTAAGATTGTCTTCTAGCCATGTGCCATGCCACTCTTCCCATTCTTGTGCTTTACGCATTAATTTAGCCATTTTCTTTTGTTTTACTTTTTGCTTGTGACTAACATTATTGCTCAACACTACAAACCTTGATCGTCTGAGTATTGATTGTGCTTACGCCAGTCTGGTTGTTTAGTTTCCCATGTAAGCTTAGGCATAGTAAAGTTGAAACCAAGAAGTTTTTTACTTACAGATTTTAGTTTCAACTTTTCATGTACCATAGTTTTACGCATGAAAAACAAAATAATAGAAGCAGTAAGACCACCAATCATAGCAGCAGTCATACCGCTGTAAGTACCATAGAAAGCGATCATAAGTGTAGCAGTGATGAGCACATCAACGATGATGTCATTACCAATAGTCTTACGACCGCCAGCTTTAAGCGCCAGCAAAAGCAGACCGAGCGCGCTGAATATTCCTATTGTGAGCATGGTTGCGTTGCCTCCACATAATATAAGCCATATAGCCAAACTGAATTAGTTCGATAAGTATCCACAAGGCTGTGGTAATGCTTGTCAATATACTAGGCATAGTTGTATCTCCATAAAATGTAAAACATACTACCTAGAATAAGACCAAGTAGCATGAAAGTTATAATATGTTGCAAAATCATGGCTAGTGCAAGAACGCCAAGGACTGTTGCAACTCCGTGTACTGCAAACTTTTTAAGCTTGCTTTTAAGTGACTTCAATGATTTCTCCATAAGGAGCCTCCGTAGCTGAATTAGTTATCCAAACAACTGGAAAGTGTGGTTCAGTCCCAAAGTCGTTTGATTCCAAGTCTGTGAGATAAATGAGACAAGAGATACTTGGATATTTCTCTGCCATTTCTGCAACAGCTGGCCCAAACATTGTACCGCCTCGCCCCTGCATTGTGACTTTCAAAGGCATTGATTCACGAGTGAATGTTTGCTCATCGGTCACATGAGTATCTGCTTGCATGAAACGAACATTTTCCACATTAGCATCAACCAACATAGAAGATATCTCGCCCAAATCTTGATTAAGTTCTTCATCAGTACGAGAACCAGAGGTGTCAACAATGACACCAACTTCTTCAATACATGGTGAATACAAACTAGGCAAATACAAACCATCAGCAACAAACCTACGATTAGGTTTTTGCCAGCTGTAATCTGACTTGTTGTTACTTTTCAAGAATCGTGCAAGCTTTTGTTTCCAATTGACTTTTGGTGACACAATCTCATCAACAAGCTTAGACAAACTACCGGGTAGTTTACCTTGTGCTCGTGCAGACTCAGCAGCTTGTTGCACTGCAACACGCATATCTGCTTCGTGTTTACTTTGTGCACCACTGTCTGTCAAAGATGGATTAGGTTGAACACAAGTACCGTCAAAGTCAGATAGATTGACAGGTAATGCAGCAACACCGCCATTCTGTTGCAGAGTGTTGTAGATTTCATCTGCACTCATATCACGATACTTTTCATCAAGTAGCCCACCTTCTGGTAATATCATGCCAGCGTCAGTAACGACTAGATTGATTACATAATCACCAGCTACATTCCAAAGAAATGGGTCACGCTCATTTAGACGAATTACATGCATGTAAACACAATGCATAACTTCGTGAGCAAGCAAACCAACTCTTTGCTCAGGACTTTGTTTGAGAAAGAATGTGGGATTGATTAGTAGCTTTTCACCATTCGTTCCTGCTGTTGGAATGTCTTCAGTAAACTCTGCCCCCAATCGAAGGCAGAGCGTACCGAAGAACGGTTGCATTATCAACAATGTAGAACGAGCTCGAGTAAAAGCCGTTTTAATATCTTCCATTAGTCGTTATCTCCTAGTAATGTTGAACCAAGAATCACAGCGTTGAAATCGCCAGCATGTTGCTCGACAAAGCCTTTGTCTTGCTTAGCTTTTGTTTTACGCTCTGCTTTCTTGTGAATAGTTACCATTTTATCTGGGTCAACTTTTTGCACCATAGCTGCCAAAGCACCACCGGGCCATGCTTTCAATGCTTGATTAAGCGTTTGAAAACGAAGCAACATCTTTGCAAACTTAGCAATTTCATTTTGCTTGGTAATGCTGTACAGATGTCTTTGTTTAGCTATCTCAAGAGTTTTTATAACTGCTTCATCTTGTGGAGCTTTGTAAAGACTGAAAGGTAATGAACTTCGATAAGATTCACCTCTTAGTAATGGTTGTTCTACTGAAAGAGGTATTTCTTCACTCCTAAGCTCTGGTGTATCAGTATTACACTCATACTCTTTAACCCAGTTTTGAAGATCCCAAGGTAAATCGTCGTAAGCACGATCTCTTTCTTTGTGATCGTAACACTGTGTTTCAAACTGTATGTTCAAATCACTTTGGTTGATGAAAAATGAAGAGTCTTCATCTTGTTCACCCAAATCAAAGAAATCTACATCATCAAGTTTTGATGCTTCTCTGATTCTGTCAACAATAGGTTTGACATGAGTGTCATAGATAGCATCACCAAGAGACGCAGGATACTCTGGTTTTGGTTTAGTGTTCTCATAGCTTTTCTCATACTCTTTGCAGAGATCACTAACGAGTTTGTTTGACATACGAACTGTAGCCATAATTTTCTCCGTTGTTACAATACAACATCTGAATTATCTGAAATCCAGCTTTGTATTGTGGGTTGATTGAATAATGCTTTGTCAATTGCAAGAATGCTTTTGACCAAAACAACCTGAAACTCAGTAGGTATCTTTTTACCAAGTTTCATAATGTTCTCTAGTTTGGATTCTTCCGCTCTAGAAGCCACTGCACCTGTAAGTGCATACAATACCGCCGGATCTTCCGATGGCATGTACGAACTAGGATTAGCAATCAAGTTATCAATATCTGGTAACTTGTCTGCAATCTTTGCAAACGCAAGAAACTCTCCAGCAGGGCCTGTGCCAACAGCACCAGCAATACCAAAGAACAATCTTGAATCGTCTATGTTCTTTGTCAATCTCAAACGCTTGTCGACAAATGACCAGCTTCGAGGAGTAGGAAAAGCATACTCATCAGCTTTGAAACTGTACAAAAGGTTAGGACGGTAACGCATGAAAGAAACCAAAGTAGTATTGACTTCATTCTTTAGCGCCCACTCGCACCAAGCATCCAAGCTAGGTTCGAGTTCGTAATGCATCAGTCTGTTTCTTACAGGTGAGGGCATTTGGTA